CCTTTGATCTCTGGGAGCTCCAAGATACCGTCTCTTATCTCAGCATCGGCAAGGCTCCACCAATGAGCGCCTGGCGTTAGACCCAGCTTCTCCGCTGCTGCCGCGTCGAGCTCCGCAGCCTGGTCCCACAGAGGTACTCTGCTCCCGCCGGCTGTTGGTCTGGTCTGATCAGCCGTCAACCTGGTAATGCCTTCATCAGCTCTGCGCACTATATCCAGCAGGTCACTGGTGGATCTTCGGTCTGCGTAGATTCCAGCCTCGAAATCAGCCTGAACACGCTCAAATCTGGATGGCAGCTCGGGGGTAGGAACCTCTGGCGCCTCAGGCATAGGTAGAGGTCGGGTAATGTCCTGACTCATCGCGTCGACAAGCCCCTGATTGCGCCGCTCGAAGTAATCCTTGATGTCCGGCAATTTGAGGTGATTCAAATATTCAGCATAAAGCCGGCGTCTTATGGTAAGAATATCGTCGTAGCGCAGTCGCCCACGCCGCGCTCTGAGCTGCTGCAGCCAGGGGGATATCGCGGTGAGAAACTCTGGGTCACTGGCAAAATGAGCTTGAACGATGGTAGCAAAGCTCTTGCCGGTCGCCTGCTCACTGGTCAGGATGTCGTAGTTAGCTCGCCTGACGTTCTGCTCTCTGCCGGTCATCACCGCCCGGCGCTCTCTCACGTCGGTCAGCCAATTATTGAAGCTGTCGGCCAGGTCAGGATCCGTGCGAGCGATCATGTTCACGACCGCCATGTCCATTTGCTCTTGAGTTTGCAGGGTTTCTAATGCTACGCGACCATATCTGGAGTCAAGCTCGGTCACGATCTCGGTATATCTCAATCTCCTGGATTGTTTGCTGTCGAAATCAGTCCTGAAATACTCCCGCCACAGATCATCGCGCAGCTTGAAAAAGTCCCTGTTGCCCTGGTGCTGTGTCTGGAGCAGCCTTACGTAACCCTCTGGCGCGTCGACTCCCAGGTCTCGCAAGCCCTCTACCATCCCTTCAATCGCCGCCATCTCAAAGCTCTGCATCCTGGTAGCTTCCGAATTGGCAGTAGCCATACGTGCAGCTACGATCTGGTTGCGCTGCTTGCCATCCGTGATTTTCGATACTTCCTCAACCACTTCCGACCAGTCCATCACGTGCTTGGTCCACCATTCATCCATCGAACGGTTGAGGAAGAACCATGTCTCCAAGAACCCGGTATAGTCCCCAGCCTGGATCTGAGCTGCCGCGTGTTTGGCCCTGCTCACATATTCGCTGACTGCAAGCTGATCAGCCTGTCGCTGCATGTGCTGCTCAAGCATAGCGAAGACACCGCGCACCTCATCCGGTGTCCTGGCATCTTGTATGTGAGTGTTGATAAACTCACCTATGCCACCGCCCGTCATTATTTCTGCAACATCGCCCGGGTCTTTACCAAGATCGTGTGCCACGGACTCGACAAATGACTGCCAACTACCCCTGATCGTGGCTTCTCTTAGGAACGCGGTTTCAACCTGATCAGTATTCAGCGCCCCACCAACCACGCCGTAAATCATCCGGCTCAGATCCGGACCCAACACTCGCTCGATTTCAGGCGGCATCCTTGAATACCCGACACCTGGTCGCCACGATCGAGACCAATACTGCTGTGCGCCGGCGGTGGTGGCCTGTACGCTCGACCATTCCTCAGCTTTTCTTGATATGGCAGAGGCAAAGCCTACTTTGCGACGAAGGCCCGTTATCATCCTTTGCGCCTGCACCAATCCGCCCTCGCCTGTTTCCGCATCTGAAATCGCCCTTGAAGCCTTTAGATCAGATACCACCCTCATCGCCTCTGGGCTTTCTGCTGCCATCTTCTCCAATTGAGCTAATGTTTTGCCGGCGTACTCGCTCAGACCGGCTACGCCACCGTAAGCCTGGCGCAGACGGTGCGGTCGTAACCCGAACTCATCCCACCATTTCAGAGCTTGATTCAACGTCTTCAGTCTGAACGTGCCATCAATGGCCATGGTGGAGATGTTGTTCACTATATTGTTGATTGCGTATGTAGGATTCACGTCCAGCAAGGCAAGAGACTGCGCAGTTTTCATCAGATTAGAGAGACGATTGATCAGCGGCGCAACCTGTACCCCCATACGTTTGATGGTCCAGTCCGCTATATGGGTCATCCAGGCATCATAGAGCTGTGCCTTCCAGTGCTCGGGGTGCCAGGCTATTCCCTGACCTCCCTGGTCTGGCTGCGCATACAACTTGAATAGATCGCGCAGTGTTTGCTCTGTGAACTGGCCTGCTTTCGCCGCCTCGACCAACTCGGCTGCGTTAGGGTCGATTGCCGCCATTTTCGCCGCTTCATCCATGACGCTCTTGAAAAACGCCGGCGCCTGCTCGGAATCGTACAATAGCCTGATAACTTCGCCTTCCGGGATACCCCTCAGCCTGGCGATCTTGCTTAGGATAGGCCGCTGAGCCTCGGTTGAGATCCACTGCGTCTCGAGAGTGCGCAGGACACTATCGTCAAAGTCGCGCATCGCCATGACGGTGAGCATCCCATCCGGCGACTCGATACATCGCATCGACAAATCCTGCGCTGCCTGGCCCGGCGTCGCTGCAATCTTGCGCCAATTGACACCAACCTCCAGCGGATCAGTGAATTGATCCATCATTATCTTGACGGTGTCGCTGGTGATCGCCACCACTTCAACCGCTCTCGCTCGTGGAGTGAGACCAACGAGACGCCCAAGCGGGCCTCTAGGCAATTCCGTCAGCCTGGGCACACCCTCGGCAGTCACACCGCCCAAATATCTTGTAAGCAAGCTGCCGGCAGTCACCTGCTCCATGGGGATCTGCGTTCTCAACTCGATAGCCATTGCCCGTAGGCTGGCAAAGGGCCCTCGCTGTTTCTTCGGTAACCTCCTGACCGCCTCTGCGGCTGTCATCAATGCTGCATCTTCGCCTATCCTGCCGTATAGTTTAAGACCAACCTCGGGTACCGCTCGTATTATCGCTGGGCCGGGGTCGAGCAATAAGTGTGTCCACAATTCCATGAACTGTCCTGACCAGCCGTACTTGTACGCCATTTCCATCTCTAGCTCGCTGGGAGACTTCGTACCTTCCATCAACTGGCGCCGGCAATCAAACAACTCATCCCCGAGCATCAAAATTGCTTCTTCATAGTTTTGAGGTTGGGGTATCTGTATCATTTCACCCGTGCGTGGATCCATAATCTCGCGCACCGGCTCCGGCTGACCTAGCACCCATTTCTCGCCTAGCTCTGCGCCTCCAGGGATCATCTCCCCTGGGAAGGCAGTATAAAAGTGCGTAGCTGCTCGCCAGGTCTCGAAGACCGCAGGGATACTCCCAAATACTTCTTCAAAAGGTCCATAGCGCTCAGGATCATAAAGTGTAGCCCCCACCATGAAGGTCGTTCCAACTGTGCGCTCGAGTAGTTCAGCCCCAAAGTCGAAAGTTCTCAAAACTAGGTCGATTGCCTTACTTGCATCGGATGTCCACTCAGCCTCTGGGTGTTTCTCTCGGAAGCTTGCAAGCCACTCGTTAGCGGTATAAGTACCCCCGCCCAATATTGCTCCCATGGCAAATCCAGGGATAAACCCGCCCGGTCCTCCGGTAAAAAGACCCAAAAAGCCGAGGCTAAGCCCGCCACCTATGGCGCTCCCGACTATTGTGCCCGAAGCCACGGTTTTCAACGCGGCCTTCTGCCATAACGGCAACGCCTCCCATTCAGACGATCCCTCCTCCGGTATGGCCATCGTGCGCAGCGCCTCTGCCTCTAACTCACCCTGCTGTCCTCGTTGCTGGAGATAATGAGTTAATTCCTCAGGCATCAGCATTTCAACTGGAGGTAGCGTCATCTGCTGGAGAAATTGCCGAGCAGGATCCTCGATATTGAGGAACTTCCACTCGTACCAGGGGGTAGTTTTATTGCGGTATTTCAGGTAGTTATAGGCTGCGTCAAGCTGCTCGCGGTCCAACCAATCAGGCATTGGCGCATCTGGAGGCATGGCTTGCACGCCTTGATAAAACCTGGCAACCCGGTGGGGATCCTCCCAGAAGGTAGGAACATAACCTAGCCCCCGTTCTATCCACTCCTCAGGGGTATATGGGAATTGTCTCTTAAACCCCTCACCCATTGCTTGTATGCTTCGCAATACATCAACTGAATGTTGTACACTTGGGGGAATAATACTCAAAACACCTCGCCCGGGGACCAGGTTCATAATATCCTGGATCCCGCGAGATCCATCCACGACCGCGGCCGTTGAGGGTTGTGTGACTTTCCCCCATAGATCTTTGACTTTCTCCAGCCCGTAGAGTTCCCTCTGGTCGCCCATAAGCAGCTCCTAGCCTAGCCTGGTTAGATATTCCACTTCGCGAGATTCATCCACCACCTAGAAGCTGCTTTCTGAGGCGTGTAGGTTGCGCCACCACCACCACCCCACGGATACCATCCACCACCAGTGTCATACCAGGTTGGAGGTGTCTCCGTAGTTTCAGGCACAGATCGTAAGAGGTCTGCATACTTCTCCTCCCAAAAAGGAAAGGCGCCCCTGGTTGAATAGGGATCTAGTTCAATCTCCGGTTCTGCCGGGGCTTCCTCTTTTACCGGGGGTAATCCACGTCCACCAAAAGCACCACCAAGGTATGCAGGGCGACCTTCTCTCGGAATTTCTTTGGGAGGAGAAATACCAAATGTTTCCAAGAATCCTTCACCAGCTCTCCCTAATAGGGAAAGAAGACCCCCTAGGCTTGTATCTTGCCTCTGCCGCTCTCTCCAATAGGCCTCATTTAGCTCCTGCACGGTCGGCTGGTCCGTCGCTGTTGCGGTGTGCGTTCTTCTAGGAAACGATGCGACCGCTTCCGCTGGTTGCATCCCGGGTATTAGACTTCGCCATCGATCTTCTCCCGAGGGAGGGGGAGCAGGTCCTATCATTTGACGCAACCAATCGGGAATCCCTGGCGGGGCAGGCGTGAAAGGTATCTGACTTGGCCCCGCACCCCCTAAGCCTGCGAATGCAGGGCTGTAGGTCGTTCTTCTTGCCGCCAAGCGTTGTTTAAGCCAATCAGGGGTTGGTGGCGGCGCTGGTCTACCTGTGCCTCCGCCATCCGCAATCAACTTCGAGTAAATAGGCATCTAACTTACCTCCTGGCGCACCTTCTCAATGCGCTCTTCTATTTCCTTCACGGCCTCCGGCATTTGCTCACGAAGACCGACTTTCATCGGTTCAGGCAATCCGTCCCAAGCTGCAACGATCATCATATCCGTCACCGGCTGAGACCACATCCTCATAAAATCATTTTTCCATTTCTTGTGCCGAGCTGTAGCTGTAAGATATGCGCTCTCGGCATTGCTTATGTTCAACGGCATAGATCACCTGCGCTTTCGCATCTTCCGCAAAGTCATGGCTAACCTTGCGCGCTTGCCGGCCTTGCCTTTTTTCTTTGCCCAGGTTCTAAGCCAGTCGAGCTTGATGTTTCCAGACTTCGTAACTGCGCCAGCTTTCTTAGCCGCTGCTCTGAGCGCGCCGGGCTTCTTGATCGCTCCTTTTATCCAATTGGCATTTCGCCTTCTTTTGGCGGCCACGTTTCACCTCCCGGCCCCCCCGTGGGGCCTGCCTCCACCGGCTCTGTCATGGGTAGTCCCTCTGTTGCCCCAGTAGGTGGCACTTCTCCCCCTTCGGTCGGCGCAACCGGCCGAGCGGCGGCCGCTGCCGCCTGTGCTGCTGCCTGTTCTCTCTGCATCCTCTGGGCTTCAAGCTGTTGCAGTAGCGCCATAGCCATGAAATACGCCGCGTCTTCCGACCAGATCTCCTCATCCATCTCGTCTGATTGGCCGATCTTGAGTAGGTTTTCCCGGGCCCATCTGCGGCTTGCCATCTTTTCTTTTACCAGCCCGCCGGCTACAACGCCCATCTGCCGCAGGTCCATCGGTAGATCGATGTCCAGCTTCACGTCGAAATGAATGATGTCAGGGATGTCAGAGACCTTGATCTCCGCCCGATTGCCCATGTTCATCGCCTTGGCCCCCTTGCCTTCTTTCTTGATCCACCTGAAGGCCATCTCCATCGCCCTAGCGATCGCCCACCCGGTTAGCTTCTGAGTGCTCACCAATGGCAGCCGGCCAGCCTGATGCAGTAAAGCCACCATCGAGAACGGCGCATTTGCCCCCAACGGTTCTCCCAACGCCTGGCTGTAGATCGTGCTCTCTGTGCCTTTCCGCTCGGCAAGCTCGAGTGCTGAGATCAATGCAGGATCGATGGCACCTTTTGACGCCATCAGCTCGAAGCTCTCCCCAGGATCCATCTCTGCCACATTGAACGGCCTGCTCATATCAATGGTTAGTACCTTCCCCGGCTCCCCCGGAGGTGCCACATGCTTGAACAATGCAGACGAAGCCAGAGCGAAGATGTTGGTAAAGAGCACAGTAAAGGCCAAGTTCTGCCGTTTCCACAGTCCGCTCTTATGAAGTGTGTAGAGAAATGGCCTTATCTGCTCCTCCGGTTTGTTGAAAAGCCGGCTACCTTCGGTAATCTGCGCCACCACCGGCACAAATCCCAGCTTGTGCTCACCCATGAATATTGGCTCGGCCTGCTGCTCTTCAACCCAAACAGCCCGCCACTTCAGGTCGTACCAATCGCACACATTGACAACTATCTCATCCTTCCTGTTGCCCAACACTTTCGCCGCAGCCTCTGGCCATTCCTGTTTGAGCTGCCGGACAGTCGAAGAATACCTGCGGAGATATCCCGTAAGTCCGAACCGATCACGTTCTGGATATCCCTCTCTCGGGCACCAACACTCAAAAAGAATGGGTGTTAGCCTTTCAATCTCCTGCGCCCGCTCTTTGTAGATGTCATCTATCGCAGCTTCTACCAGGTCTTTAGTGCTCGTAAGCCCAATATGAACCGACGCGTAGGTTAGCGCAGATAAAACAGCGTCGTGGTGAATTGGAGCTCCGGAGATCGATCCTGAGGACTTCCACATCACCCGCCCAAACTTCTCTAATTTCTCGCTCACTTGCTTGGCGCCGGTATCATTCTCCTCGTATGGAATCGTGATCACGGGCTCAGTAGCAATCATCAACCGCTGGGCACCTAGCAATTTGTTGGCCGGGTCCGGCGAGAGAGTTATCTTGGTAGAATCGTGCTTGGCTTGTGGTTTGCCGCTCTCCCAATTCAGGAGAAGCAACTGCTCCATCGCCTCAAGAAGAGTGTCCCTAGCGCCATAATCCTCTTTGAGTTTCTTGGCCCTGGTCTGTATCTTCTCAAACTGCTCGCGATCAAAACCCTCTCGCTCAGCCTTCGTTTTTCTCTTGGCCATCGGCTCTCCAGTGTTACAAAATATCTATGCGCTCCAACGGCGACACCTGGCGCCTGGGTACCGGAGGCTTGCGCTTCGCCGGCATCCTGGTTAGGCCATATTTCAGGCAGTCGAAACAATGGTCTTCCGCATCTGTGTCCACATCCTCGACATTCACCGGATCGTACGGAAGCGCCGGCAATGTGCGGATCAGGTTGGGGCAGGTCTCAAATATCTGTATCCCCGGCAACCCATCCGGTAACTTCGACAGAACTCGATCGACCTTACGCTTGCCCGCCAGGCGATCGTTGTCCGCCTTGATCAGTCCCACTCCTTCTGCAGCGTATTCGTCGGCGGTCGATGTAACTACATCAGCCACG